TAGAACGCTTGCAGGCTAACTCCGAACTCTACTTCTTCCAAATGCGTATGAAGATGGACATCAACCTCGTTCGTCCGAGCGAGATTGTAGTTTGGACTCCGTATAAGAATGCCTAACTAATTTTCGAGTAGTATTATATATAAAAGGAGTGGAGGAATCGAAACTCCGCTCCTTTTCTTGTTAATGTTAAACTATATGGTAAGAAAAAGTAAAACAGTAGCTGAGGAAGAAACGCCTGTAGTCGATGCTGTTAAAACGCTCGAAACGGAAGATTCTCAGGCATATAAAGAACCGGTCGCTTTGCCTGTTGACTTGGCCAACGCGGAGTCTGAGGCTGACGTAAAGGTTGACGCTGAGGAAGAAGCTCCGGTTGAAGAAAACAAGTCGACTGTTTTGGATATTCCGGATAAGGCAAAGGCCTATTTAAAACGCCATACAGAAGTCAAGGAAGTCTATATTGACAAGCTTGGAGGCGTTTACCCAAGTGATACCCCAACGGTGTTTGTAAAGAACGCCACACTCTATCAGAATCCATATTTTAAATTATAAACTTCTCATACAATGGCATTAGGAAACGTTTTTATGAGCGATTTGGACGGCAACATTCCAAGCACTACGGATACCAATGTAGAAAAGGTTTGCGGTCTCCTCTTCGACATCTCCGGCCAGTCTGATTTCTGGACTAAAGGAGCCGGCGCTGCTATCGCCGATACGTGGAAGGATACGGTAGTTGAGCTTAACAGCCTCAACGACGCTGTAAAAGCCGGTATTACGGCATACACCGGTGAGGTGGATTCGGAAACCAGCGAAAGCGCTGACTTGCTTTCCGGTATTCCTTACTACCACATTAGCCAGTTCTACGGTATGTCCGGCGGTTCGGGTCGTTTGTTTGTGATGTTTGCCGACTGTTCTAAGGACTGGAACGCACTCATCGAAATGCAGCGTGCCGCTAACGGCGTAATCTTCCAAATCGGTATTTGGACTGAACAGCAGCTTTGGACTAAACCGGATGAAGCAGCCGGAAGCTATTCAATTTCACTTGTAGCTGACTTGAATCGCGTTGCAAAAGAACTTGCCGACGAGTATTTTGCTCCGGTATCTCTCTTGCTCTGCGCCAATTCATCCAAGGTTAAAGTTGGTACGGCCACTTCCAATACGATTGCAGTAAGTCAGATTCCGTCATGCGTGATTGATGCACGCTACGTCACGGTGCTCTTGTCTCAGTCAATGGAAGACTCTGTTCGTCGTATGCAGGCATCCTTGGCATCAACCACTCCGGTTGGCGTTGTCGGTCTTGCTCTCGGCGCACTCACTCAGGCCGGCGTTGGCGAGTCGATTGGCTGGGTTCAGAACTTCGATGTTGTAACGTATGTTCCGGCTATTGAAATGGGCTTCGGCGACTCTACGGTTGCTGACGGTCTCATTGCAAACAGTCTCAGCTATTCGGCTTTGACTAAGGCTCAGCTCAACGCTCTGGAAGAAGCCGGTTACGTATTCTTGCGGACGTTCGAAGGGCTGGAAGGTCATGTGTACTTTGCCAATGACCATACTTGTTCTGCCGGTGACTATTGCACTATCGCCCGCAACCGTGCAATCAACAAGTCGCGTCGGTTGGTTCGTACCGCACTTCTGCCTTACGTTAACTCGCCTATCAAAGTTGACCCGTCTACAGGCGAACTTTCTTCGGCTCAAGTTACAGTCTTTGAAAATCTTGTTACAGACGTGCTTGATGAAATGGAAAATGCTGAAGAAATCAGCGGTACTTCATTTGTGACCGTATCGTCTGATCAAAACATTCTTGTCACTAAAAAGCTGACCCTTTCGTATGGCATCGTTCCTATGGGCTGCGCTGAGTCCATCGAAGTCACTGAAGGGTTGTATGTCAGTCAGTAAATAATAGCATAAGGATATGATTATTAACAATGTTGCGTATTCGTGGGCAATGGTTCAGCTGACTTCGCCGGCTTTGACAGGTTCAGCTAATGCCAACCCTACAATTCTTCAAGGTGTGACTGCAATTAAATGGAACATCAAGAAGAAAGTTGAGTCTAATTATGGTTTGGGTGGTGAACCGGTGAACCGAGGTTTCGGGAATACCGAGTATACGGCACAGATTACGATGGACTACAATACCCAGGTTCAGCTCCGCGCTCTGAAAGGCTCGCTTATGGCTCTGGGTGAGTTTGACCTCATCGTTTCGTTTGCCAATGAATATAACACCACCGATTTCTCCACTGAGACTATCACGTTGAAAGGATGTCTCTTCAATGAAGACGGTATGGAAGTATCGCAGGACGATACTAACATCACGAAAGAATTTGAGCTTAATCCGTTCAAAATCGTTCTCAGCACTAAATAACTTCTTCCATAGAGTTTATTAAAGTGAACAATGCGGTATTGGTTAATTCCAATGCCGCATTTTATTTGTAATATTTTCACCTCATGATTGTCTGTTCGCTCTATTCTTGATTGAAAGTAAACTTTAATACAATCAACAAAATGGAAGAAAAAGAAACTCTTGAGATTGTAGAGCAGGAAGATGCCCTCGATCCGAAATTGCAGGCAACCATTGAAAAGAAGGTTGCAGACCTGAAAGCCGCCAATCCAAAGGCAAAGATTTATCCTCTGCTTGTGGAAGGTGAAGGCGATGACGAGAAAGAAGTTTACGTAGGCTACTTCACTCAGCCTTCGTTCCCGACTTTCTCGAAGTACATGACCTTTGCACAGAAGGACCAAGTATCGGCTATGCGTCAGCTCGCTAAGGATTGTTTCCTCGATGGAGACAAGGAGCTTATCGACGACGATTCACTCTTCCTCTTCGGCCTGATGGGACAGCTCCAGCATATCATTAAGATGCGCGGCGGTCGAGTCATAAATTTATCCAAGCCTGGGAAGTAAAAGAGGATGATTACTTTCGTCAAAAGATAATTTTCCTAAGACATTACTTTCCGGGAGTCGATATTGAAGACCTCGATGACGAGAGTTTTGCCATTCTTGTTAATGATGCTGAGTGGATGCACAGTCAGATGATTATCACGCGGCAGGCAAATGCTTTAGGTCTATAATTCTTAACTCGTTGATGCCCCCAGTTGCCCAATTTTTGTGCAGCTGGGGGTTGTCTTTAACCAAGAAATTCAGCGTATCTCTATTCTTTGTAAACAGACTCATACAATCATGGCTGGACAAACATATCAAGTAAATTACATAGTCAACGTTGATGCGGCGGCTGCCTCAAATGCGATTAATGCATTTAAGCAGGCGCTGATGTCAATGAATAAGGCTACCAAACCGCTTGTGGATTTAGAGAACAGGACCCGAAGCCTTATACAGACGATGGGGGTTCTGACTAATAAGCCCTATGTCGTAAAAGTAGACACTAAGCCCGCCACTCAAAAAATCGGGAAGCTGGTTCGTGCATTAAAGTTGGTGCAACAGAATATCCAGCAAATAAATTCGATGGGTATCTCTTTGGGCGGTGTAACTGCCAATGGAAAAGGCAAAAAAGGAGCCAGTAAAAATGGTGCCGCCCCTGCTGGTGCAGCAGCAGCGGCACCGGCGGCAGCGGCTTCGTCACGTTCTCGTGCTTCAAGATCAAGAACTTCAACTACGCGAGCTCCTCGTAAGGCCCCTCAGCCGCTTAGAGTTTTTCCAAGTGCGGCTAATACGTCTAACCTGGCGTATAAGTTGTGGGGGCCTACGCCACTTACGAACAATGGTGGTATGGCGATTGATATGCTGAAGGGGATGGGCATTGCTTATGGCATTGCCGGTCTTGGCACTTTGGTGTCTAATGTCGCTGACCAGGCTGTTGAATACGATAATTTGATGAAAACGGTTGAGAATATTCTCAAGTCTCACGACGTTAAGGAGAATTTCTCAGGCCGTTTTAATGATATGGGTGCTGTTATCCGTAACGTAGGCATGGAGACAAAATTCACTGTGACTGAAGTTGCGGACGCTGCTAAGTTTTTGGCAATGGCCGGCTTTGACGTAGATTCTATCAAGCAGTCTATTAGACCTATTGCAGACATTGCGTTGGTTGGCGATACGGATTTGGGGCAAACAGCTGACTTGGTAACTAATATTATGACCGCATATAATATTGCGCCAAGTAAAATGCGCAACGCAGCCGATGTGATGACGAATACGTTCACCATGTCCAATACAACGTTGACTGAAATTGCAGAGGCATATAAATATGCAGCTTCTCTTCTGTCAGCCGGCGATGTCTCGTTTGAAGAAGCTACTGCTGCCATTGGTGTATTGGGCGACGCCGGTATCAAAGGCTCTCAGGCTGGTACGACTTTGCGTACTATTATGTCCAATATTGTAAACCCTACACAGAAGCAGTTGAAAGCTTGGAATGCTGTTGGAATTAGTCGATTTAACTCCGATGGGTCAAGAAAGAACATTCTTCAGCTTTTCAAAGAGTTAAATGCGGCAAATCTTGATGTTTCGTCATATTACAAACTCTTTCATAAGACAGCTGCATCAGGTGCTGTTTCGTTGTCAAGTAATGTTGACAAATGGGAAAATGTGTATCTGGAAAACTTCATGTCCCAAGGTATGTCTGCTGCTCTTGCCAATGAGAAGAAAAACACTTTACAGGGGCTGTGGGCTCAGTTGGCGTCTGTATTCACAGATAAGGGTGTTACTGCCTTTGGTGGCATTCAAGGCCAACTGAGGGTTTTGATGAATCAGGCGATTGATTGGCTTAAAACGGATAAAGCAACTGAAGCATTTAAGAAATTGTCCAGTACGCTGATGGAGTTCATCCATCTTATCATCAATGCTACAAAATTATTTGCACAATTCTTTGACAAGTTTGGCGGAATAATTATGGCATGGGCTAAGTTTCAGTTGCTTATTTGGCCTGTTGTTAAGGGGGTGACGGCATTTCGTAGTGTTATGCTGGCTCTCTTGGGAGTTAAGAAAGTAGGCTATCTTATTATGGGGTTAGCTAATTCTTTCAAGACGCTTGGCACATCTGCGGCAGTTGCCGGGACTCAAGTTGCAAATTCTATTGGCTCTGTTGGCATTAGCACTGTTGCTCCTGGCGTTACAAGATATTCTACTATACCTTGGATGCCCGGTGTAATGGCCAGCTCTGCTGAAGTTTTGCGGCGTGAAGCTTCTTTCAGCTTACTTGGAAGAAAGTTTAAAATCTGGAGAGAATTGCGCCCTGAACGCCCTCACTATGAGCAGAGGATTGCTGACCCTATGCTTAATAGTATTTATAATCATAATCGAGCTCAACGCTATATCCAGGATAGAGCACCGTATGCCAAACGTATCGCGCTTGGACAGATTGGTGGCATGGCGGCTAATGTGGCTGGTAGTGGGCTCATGATGTTTGGGATGCACCAACTTACTAAGGATGATAGAAATGGCTTGGATGAAGCGGCTGGTGCATTATATAGTGCGGCTGGTGTAGCTGCATTGACCGGTGGTGCATGGGGAATTGGAATTGCTGTTGGAGCTGGTATTGCCGGAGGCTTATTGCAGGCGATAGGTAGTGTAAAAAAATCTGCAAAAATATATGGTGATATTCAGGAGTTTGCAAAACAGCATGCCATTACGAATGGTACGATTGCCAATTCCGAAAATACCACTATGCAGTATCTTGAGCAGCAATATAACAAGCACAAAGATATAAATGATCTTGTTCAAAAACGTATCGAGCTCACTGCAAAGCTTCTCGGTCTTCAGACCGGCGAAAATCCGATTGACGCTTCTACTGGAGTGTTTAAAGACCTCATGGACAAGTACGACAAGATGAGGAGCGGCGAACGGGAGGAAAGCCTTAAGACTATATACAAGGATCAGCTTAAGTCTGATTTACATCTTGAGAAGTTTAATGGAGGTTGGTATTTAACCACAGCGGATAAACTTACAGCGAAGTATGTACCTGATGGTAATGGCGGAACTGTATATAAAGTTACAGGTGTAAATGGAGAAGAAGCATGGCGTGCAACAAATGGCGCTATAGGTCAAAATAAAGCCGCATACGTCAGCGCTGCTGCAACGGCTGAATTGATGTCTCCAGGAGGATATTATGAAAAGACCATTGGCAATCTCCATATGAATGTGGCCAAGATGGGCTATAGCGGTGCGTCTATTGATGAGTTCAATAGCTATATGAACGAGATTACTCATGCTAACGATCCTCAATATCTCGAAGGCCTTGTACCGCTCAGCGAAATTAAAGACACAGACTGGAATCAGGAGCGTATGCTTAAAGATGAGATGACTCGCCGATTTATGTGGGGGCAGATGCAGGAGATAATTGGTCCGATGCAGAAGGCATATGTTGATTTTAGAAAGGCAGCAGATTCTAATACGTTGAGTCCAGAGATATTGTCCGGCTTTTTACGCTTTGTCATTGGAGACGAGCCAGGCTCAAACCTGAAAGACTATAATCCTTACAATATCAATGAATGGTATGAACACTATGGATTTAAGAACGGGACATTCACATGGCTTGACTCTAAGGATGAAAAAACAGGCAATATTACGCATTACAATGCACAGGAAGCCGCTCAGCTGGCCGCATCAAACATGCAATCGGTTATTGATGCCGTTCAAAAGTTAGGTGTTGCCACTATGCCTGCCGGACAACAGTTGATTAACTATTGTAATCTCAGGCGAACGCTTTCTTAGGTATTACTGATGAGACTACAGATGCGGCGAAAAATCAAGCGTCAGCGTTGAGTCAGGCACGTAATAACCAACAGGCAAATCAGGCGTCTGACGCGGCTGGTGGAAATGCTGATTCACCGACTCCGCCATTGAGATTGTCAGGGCCTAATAATGCGCTGGATATTCTTGGGGCAGCTGCTTGTAAAATAGATTCTTGGTATCAATCTCCAAACATTAATGCAGCTGTACAGGATACAATTCGCCAGGCTTCACAGAATTTGCCTACCATATGTGATGTCGCCTCTTGGTATAGCAATAATCAAGTCGTTGCGCCGAAAGTTAGTCAATCTAATAAAGCTGCCGTGCAAGATACGATTCGTACCGCGAAGCAGAATTGGCCTATTGCATGTGAACTTGCGTCTTGGTTTACTTCAAATCCGAAATCCTTGCTTGACGTTCCAGCACCAAGCAGCGCAGATTCGATTCGTCAGGCAATGTGGAATTTCCCTGCCTTGGGTAAAGTGTCTGATGATGCTGCTAAGGCTTGGTATGAAGAACATCCAAGCCCTTTGCTTGGCGGAAATACTGCTGTAAAGGCTGTTGAGAAGGCTAAAAATAGTACCGCCTCACAGCAGGCACCAGGAAAGTCTAATGCGTCTAAAAATCAAAATGGAGCACCTGACAAAGACAAAAACGCTAATGCTCAGGGAAGCGAGACTTCGGATTACAAGTCGCATTATAAGAACAGCGCCATCCCTAAACAAATCAACATCAATATCAATAACCTGATGAATGTCGATTCAATTGATTTGACTAAGGGCGACAATGTTGCAATAATTGAAAAAGTTAAACAAGAGGTAGCTTATGCGCTCTATGAGGCCGCCGCTGACGGTACTATGATGCTGAATAACCTCACAAATTAATAATGAATATGAGTTATTTAAAAGGTGTATGGTCGGATTTAGCTTTTAACACGGGGAATGCAACCGCTCAGTTGGTCAGCAGTCTTAACTGGCGGTATCAGAAGAAGACAGGAGGCTTGAAATATGTTTCCCAGTCTGCATATAAGAGCGTCTTGGTTCATGTAGCCAAACAGCTTGCTTTATCTACTTTGGAAGGAGAGCTTAATTCTCTTCTTCCAAAGTATGAGAAGCTTGTGGCTAAGAAAAGGATAGAGGCGGCACGCGAGAAGCAGGCGGCAAATCGTCAGGTTCTTATTGAAAATGGCGAAAAATCTACTGAAGGGTTCGGCTCTATTACATGCGAGGGCGGTCATCAATTGATTGCCAGAGCAAAAGATGGTACCAAGGTGCCGGAAGCACTTATTCTATCATTTGAGGATGATGATCCTATTACTTACAAATACGTCGATTGGGATAACACAACAGGCTCAAGTACTACAGGAGCCCAGCCAACATTCACAACTAAAACGGTTTTTCTTGTTGATTTGACCCCCAAAATATCCCTTAACAGCTCCAAAAACGTCGTTCTGACGCAGGTTCAGGGGCGTGATTATACTCGCAAGGAACTCGTCTCAGGAGGCGATTTAAAGTTCAATGTAAGCGGTTCTATCGTGTCTGACCAAGAAGGCGTTTATCCGACTGAGGCTGTCAAGCGATTCTTGAAGATAATGCAGTATCAAGGCATCATCAATGTTAACAGCTTCTCATTCGGAACGCTTGGAGTGACAAGAATCATCATCCAGGATTTCTCGCTTGACTCACCGGAATACAAGAACATCCAGCCATACAGCTTCTCTTGTGTAGCGGTAGAGCCGAATGATGCGATTAAACTGAGCGGCGATACAATCGCAATCATTAACGATACGATTTCAACTTCAACTTGGGACACTTGGTATACCGCTATTCTTGATAAGAAGCTCGCTCAGATAGCTGCAAAAACAGTGCTGAATACCGCTACAAGTGCGACAAGCTCGCTTGCGTCAGCCGGGCTCGATGAACTTGTACCTAATATTTGATGTTATGGCAGACTTTGATACAAATAAGCAGACCGGCGTTCATATTTTGATTTCATTGATTGAGGTGTGGACGCCGAAGGATAAGAAGAAACCGAACGGAGAAATTCAAGGCTCGGTTATGAAAATCTGTGAAGTGGAGAATGTTGAAATAGAGGAATCGTATGACAAGCTGATAGGTACAGCCGCAGTTCGTTTTCCTCGCGGTACGGTACTTCGCAAAACAATAGAAGGGCGTACCGAAGAACAGCAAAAAGACTTCCAGACTGTGACCGCCACGTTGTCTAACAGTGGTGTGATTGAAGAAAATCGCAGTACCGAGACTTCAACCATCACCACCAGCACATTTAGCATAGGACAGCGTATCAAGATTTATCTGGGATATACAACCGACCCGAAAGTGGCTGCAATGGCTAAAACAAGCAATACCGGTCAGAAGACGATATACAACGATACCGAGACTTATGACAATTATTTGAATGCTTTCGGAGTGACGGGTGATACGTATAAAAAATACATGAACCTGATGTTTGATGGTTATATCACGAAAGTCAGCTTGGATACACCAATTGAGCTGGAGTGCGAAAACCTCGCCAGCTTTTTAAAGA